AGCCGCAATGCGCAATTGAATCGAGCCGTCGTTCGCGAACACGTCTGCGAGGTCGAGATCGGACTGCCGTGAGTCGACCGTGGACAGAGCCACAGCAAAGCTCTTGGCTTGGTCGATCGCCAGCGTGACGCTGTTGTTGACCGGGTACTGCGGCGTGAGGCCGGCACCGATCACGTAATCCGAGACCGTTACGTCAGGGATCGTGCGGATTTTAATCTGCGCGCCAAAGCCCGCGATCTCACCCTCATAGTCTGTCGACGCGATCTCGCCAAAGACCGTAGTTTTGTAAAACTTCTCAACCAGCTTGCCACTGTACAACTCCGGGTCGAAGTTGACTGTGCCAGATGGTCCGTAGTCAGGTACGCCTGACGCGCGCGGAACTCCACTCATTTTTGCTCTCCGAAAGGATGTGATTTACACCAGTCAACGACTGGCGTGCGTCAGCTTCAATCGGGCATCAAATGTTGCTCGTTCCGAATCCGTTACCTTGTTCTGCGCTGCACGGGTGTAAAACGCTTTGATCTCGCCTGGCTTCAACGGCGTCATGCCTGTCACTGCGGCAGTGTCGGGCGGCGCGGCGTCGTTACCTGGTGAAGCTCCTGACCCGCTTGGCGATACAGTCGGCGCGGGGCGCGTCGCTGTTTTCTCCCAAGCTTTGAACATCTTGGCACACGCATCGGCATTGCCTTTGCGAATGTGGATGTCCAAAATAGTCTGGCGTTGCACACCGTTATCGTCCTCTTCCGATAGCCAGGCGAGCCAGCGCGGATCGACATCAACAGCAGCGTAGTTTGGATACAGCTCAACGAGCCGATCTACAAACCGCTGCTTAGCCAGCGTGACTTGATCCGCCTTAGCCTGCTCGCGTTCCTGTTGAAGTGGCTTCACGGCCGCGTCAATCAATTCGCGTGACTTAGCTTCAGCGGCTTTCATCGCCGTTTGCGCCATCGCTTCTAGCTGTTCGTCACCGTAGGCTTTTCGCTGATCTTCCGTAAAGAAGGTCGAGAGATCAACTTTCGGCGCCGCTGCACTGACTTGGGGAGTACGACTTTTCTCTTGCAGTTCAGAAAGTTGCTGATTCAAAGCGGTGACTTGCGTTTTGCGATCTTCTCGTTCTCGGTTCAGTATGCCCGAGGTGACTGACCAGCGTTGTTTCCAATAAGCCGGGTCGGTGTCACGAGGATCAGCATTCGCTGCCGGTGTTTGAGTTTCAGCTGAGGTATTAGCAGACGCAACTTGTGTTTGCTCTGCAGGATTCAGGGCCGCCGGTTCATCGGGTTTCGTGTAGCGCGCGGTAATTGCCGCGGAACGACGCACAACCTGGTGAGGGAGACGAGTTTCATTCGGTGCCTGGTTAGGCTGCATTCAGTTCTCCACGATCCAGCAAAAATGCTTGGGATTCGTCAGGGATGCGGAATGCGGTTCCCGATTAGGCGCCTGAGCCGCAAGACGGGGGGATCGCCTTGGCACAGTACGGGCAGACTTGAGAATTACTTGAAACGTTTCGCAAACTCATCGAGGTAACGCGCTTTACCCTGCTCTCGCAGAAGTTCGTCACCAGAGAGTTTGCGCAACCGCTCGTTGCACCCTTCGATCTCTGCCTTGATCAGCATCATCAGCTGCTGCCCGTCTGGTGATTTCCCCAATCTACCCAGAAAACCGAGTTGCGTTGCATCCAAATGCATGTGGCGGATTGTCTATAACCCGGTCGGTGCCGTCAATAGGCATGCAGATTGCCGAAAAATGGGTTTATGCCGAAATTGTCACGGCCCCGCTGGCGCAGTAGGTGCTGCGGCCGGCAGCGCAGCTTGTGCAGCGCCCGCCGAGGCTTGTGCAGACTGCGCCGCTTGCGTCGCACTGGCCCCTGAAATGGGGTGCCCTTTGAGTGCAGCTGTTACCGCAGCATTGATGATGTCACCCGTTGTGCGGGTGTTGATCGCTTGCTGTTCTCGTGCGGCAATCGCTGTCTCTTTGGTTTGCAAGATCCCCTGCTGAGCTTGCAATTGCATTTGCTGTTGCGCCATTGCGGTTTGTTTTTGAGCCTCGATCTGTTGCTCGACCTCGTCCTCGCTCGGCACGCAGTCGCCGACCGGCAGTTCCATCGCTGCAGCCACTTCACGCACGATGTTGGCGATGTACTTCGGCCCAAGAATGCCGGTGATGACCGGACTGCCCACCACCATTTGTAAGAACTGCGTACGACGTTGTTGCGCCGATTCTTTGATCAGGATCGCCGCTGCCCCGCGCGGCACAACCACGCAGTCGCCCTTGATCGACTCATCGTTGTTGTAAAGCATCTCATAGGTGAACGTGTCGCTGATCGTTGGAGCGATCACGTTCAAATCGATGTTGCTGATCGCGCGCCGCAGCCCTTTGGCTGCGTTGTTCATCAGCATGCTCAAACCTGTGGCCGTGTCCGCGCTGCCGCCTGCGTTCTCGTTACCGTAGGTGTAGCGCGGTATACCGGTAGCGTCATCGGCGCGCACTTCCCATTGCTCGTAAGTCGACATCAAATTAGCTGATCGGTCATCAGTCTGGAAGAACCCGACACCGGGATTCGTTCCCTGCGTTGGGTCACTCTTAAGCTGCCAAATCTTCCAAGGGAAAATCTCGACCGAGTTTTCGCCGTCGGCGAAACGATCAGCGTGCACCCACACCATCGGGCCGCTTGCCATGCTGAGATTGTCTGCAAGCGCACACACGATCGCGTTGCACATCTTCTGGCTCGTGGAGCACAAGTCAGGAATCGATCGACCCCAAAACGCACCGGGGATCTCGTCATAGCAAGCCTTGCGATACGGTCGCTGATGCAAGGGGTGTGGATTAAGCGCAGCGTAGAGAACGTAGCGGCCACACACCACCACATTGCACTCATACTCCTGCGTCTCTTCAATCTCGAAACCTTTGCGACTCACGACGCCCCAAGTCAGCAGTTTCCAGCCGGGCACGCTGCCCCAGTAATTCAACGCATCGATCACGCCCGGCGGTGAAAGCCACATGTACAGGCTTTCTTGCTCGAGCCGTTGACGCTCCGCCTCGGTCCACAACCACCCCTCAAGATGCCCGTTCGAGTAGTCACGCAGCGCCGAATCAATTTGGTCGTCTTTGTAATCGGGCAAACCTTTCAAATCGTGGAGCTCTTCCCGACGAAACCGAATACGTTCAATGAAATCACCGTCTTGCGGGGTGCGCGCGCTCGGCGCTGGATAGCAGTCAAATGGGCTTGCGCGTTCCCAGCTTTGCGCCGGGTTATTGGAGACCTTCGGTATAAAGCCCGTGCCCCATTCAAGCTCTTTGTGACGACGGTAGAACGGGCCTTTGAGAATCGCTGCGGGGTAGGTGACGAAGTCCTCTACGAAAGCGTCCATCGCTGGCTCGTAACCGCCCTTATCGAGTCGCTCAGCGATTTGTTTTTCCATACGCAACGCGCGTTTCTCGGCTTCTTTTGAAACCGCCGCCTCGGCTTGATCGCGGAGCTGATCACCAACTTGTAAGGCAAGCGCACGGAATTCCTCTTTGCTCATTGCCGCGCCGCCTGCCTGCGCGTTCTGTTGCATGGCCTGCTTTGCGGAGTTCAAAGCTGCACTGACGATACCGTTCTTAAGTTGATCAGGCAGTTCGGGGATCGGCGTCGGGTCAACACCCCACGGCTGCTCACCCACTGGCAGCACGATCTCACGAATCCAAGCCGATGCTGCGCGGCTTTTGGTTTCCGTCAAATCAGCCCACACGATATTCATGCCGCTGTTGGCAGACTGCATTGCTGCAAGCGCGCTTGCGCTGTAGACACCGCGGCGCGCGCGCAAGCAGTCAAGCAGCTTCAGATCGATTTTTTGTTTGGCGAGTTTGTTGCGGCCCCACGCTGCGCGGCAATGGCTCGCGAGCGCTGATAACGACCCGATGTCGTCAATCGATTGCGCTTCAGGAGGTTTCTCAGCGTCACGTGTAAGCAACTGCTGAAGGCCAAGGGATCGAACGAGCGGGTTAGCTGTCGCCATGCGTAGTGTCACCAAGTGGTGAGCATGGGTAGCCGGTTGCTCGTCAGGGCCGATTATGCCGCGGTAGAGCTAAAAACGACAACGCCCGCTAGTGGCGGGCGATTGAAGGTTCGCAGTTTCGAGTTTCTCTAGATAGCAGACCGTGCGATTTTACACGCGCTTACGGATTGTGCCGTCTGCGTTGTGCGTCGCGGATGCCTTAAAAGGAGGGTTGCGCAGCGTGCCGTCAGCATTGTGAACGCCGTCCCCGTATGTACCGTCAGCGTTGAGCACCTGGCCATCTGCGTTGAGCGTACGGCCGTCAACCTTATCTCTATACGTACCGTCTGCATTGAGTGCACGACTCTCAGTGGCATTGCCGAACTTAGGATCTTGATTAAGAAGCGTGGCACCGGTTTTCGGATTCGGTGCAACCGTTTGCAATGGGTCGTTTAGTGAATGTGCAGGCTTAGGCTCGTGCGGCGCATGATAGTCACGACCAGTAGGGTTAGCGGGGTTTGCTGACTTCGCAGAGTCAGCAAGGTGCATTGAAGCGGACTTATCCATGAGATGCCTTTCAAAGAGGGTAGAACCCTCAATGTAGGCTTCACCGATCGGACACGATGTAGGACGAACGCGCGAAGCGCTACAGGTTCAAGCCGACTCGCTGCGCTACCCAAATCACAATGATCAAAGCAACGAGACCTTGAATCACCCGACAAATCCAAGGTGGGCCAGGAAACGGGATCACCTCCGCAACCCACCACACGATCCCTACAACGATCAACGCAAGCAACAAAGTCACAAGAATGTTCATGGTCAAGCCTTCGGAAAGTAAACGATGCGCTCATCAAGCACTGCGGAGAGTTTAACCATCAACACGAGTTGACGTATCAACCGCTCACGTTCTTGCACATGCAGAATTTCGAACAGGTTGCCTTTGATGAAGGCATCGAGCTTCGCAATGCGGTCATCGAGCTCTTGCTTCTCGACAACAACGCGTTGCTGATAAGGGGCCATTACTTACTCCACACTACCTGCCGTCGTCTAACGGGCCGGGCGACCGCGTTCACCATCTTGCGGTCAATCAACTCAGGGATGAAGGATAGAGCAAGTGAGTCAGCGCAGTCAGGAGATTTACCCCCGTTTTTCTTCATGTCTTTTTTACTTTGAAGCTGAATGCGGAACAGCCCGTCATAGCCGTAATCGAGGCTCGTGAGTTGGTCACCAAGCTCATCATCGTCGGGGATTTCACCCTCCTCAAGAAAGTCGCGCATCTTCCCCCACGCTTCAGAGCGTTGATTGAAGTACTGCTTGCTGTCTTTCGCAGGCTGACCCCACATCACCGGAACCAGCAACGGCAGGCCATCCATGCGGCGCAGTGCGCTGTCGAGATCAGCACCGTTGCCGATTGCGTCATAAACGATGCACGCAGCACCTTGAGCATCGTGGCGCGAAGCTTTGTTCGGTGAATCGAGATCGCCGCGCAGGATCGCGAAGATGCGGCTTGCTAAATCAGGACCGTCGAAGCCCGATAGCTTGACTTGCCAATGCACCTTGATACCTTGACGCAGTGTGATCACACTGAAGTCATCTCCGAATCGTGCTGGGTCAACAGCCAAGACTTTCGGGAAAGCTTGATAGGCAAGCAACGGCACGCGTCGTCGACGTGCTTGCATCACCAATTCAGGGCTGATGAAGTTGGCAGTGCCGGCGCGCGGAAACATGCCCTTGACACGCACCCGAACGAAGTCGGAATCCTCGCCATAATCCTCGACCCACTCTTGGATCTTGCCCTTGTTCGTAAACCTCACGTTGCGTGCATCAACGCGGTGATACGCGCTGCGCTTAGGCTGCGTACACATCTTGAAAAACTCACCGCTCGTTCGCGTTGGATTTCCGTAGCGCAACCAAATAATCTGCGTGCCGGCATCGGTGAGCGCACCGCGTGTCACTTCGTACACGAGATCAGCGATCGTCGATGCCTCATCGAACAACACCAAGATGCGCTTGCCTTTGTTGTGCAAGCCAGCGAATGCTTCAGTGTTGTTCTCGCTCCAAGGCACCGCGTCGACCCGCCATGCTTTCTCACGCACGGGGTCGTTATTGATGTAAATGCTCGTGGCTGTGAACTTGAAAAAGCTCTTAGCGATGAAGAGTTGAAACCACTTAGCAAGCTCGGCCCACGTCTTGGTGCGCAACTGCGTGTCGGTGTTGGCTGTGACAACGCCGCGTGTGTCCTCGTGCGTCGAAATCGCGAACAGGATAAGCCAGCTCACTTGCGCTGACTTGCCGACACCGTGGCCGGAGCTGATGTCCTCTTCAATCACACACCCGAGCTCGCCACCGGCACGCAGCTTCTGCCCGATGCGATCAAGCTGATCGACTTGCCATTGCTCAGGCCCGAGTTCGTTCTCAAGCTCGGTGCCAGGCTCACCCCAAGGGAAAGCCCAGCGCACAAAACCAAGCGGGTCTAAGCTGAAGCTTGCAAGCTGGTCGAGCAACTCATCGATTGGCGAGCCTTGAATTGCCGCGTTCGTGATCTCGACCATGCGAACCGGAACCTTGACGCCCTCCGGCCGAATACCGCTTTGGGTTTGCAGCTTTGTGCCGGGGCTGCGCGGGAGATTACTTCTCAGTTCGGACCGCCAAGCGCTGGCACCTGTTTCCACGGCAGGCCGGTGACAGCATCAAGCATCGTGCCGTCAGGATTCATCAATGGGGTTGGACGCGGGTAACTGCGATCAGCAACCACAAGCTGCGACTTCGGAGCGCAATCAATCACACGCAAACTGCGCACCGCACCTGTTGCTTCGCTCATGCCGCGGCTTTGACCAATGCCGGTAGCTTGATTGCGGAACTGCTTGGCTTTCACATCACTCACTTGCGCGCCGCTGAACGTGCTTGTCTTTGAAGGCAACATCATCGATCTCCTGGGTTGAATCGGGGAGCGCGACAACACGTTTGCGCGCAAGCTTGAGTCTATCTGACAGTGCGTTCGCCAAAGCGTTAACTCCATCGCCTTCATCACCCACGATTTTGAAGTGCTTGGCGAGAATGTTCAACGCTGGATTCTTGTCATAGCGCTTGATTTTGGCCGTCTGCACACTGATGAATTTCGGTCGCATCTCGCCGGTCACGAGATCAAGCTCTTCACCATCACGCTCCATACGCGTTTCGATTTCAATGCTGGCGAGCGCGCCCGCAACATCATCATCGAGATCTTTGAGCGGCTTCAGGCGACCGCGCTCATCAACAATACCCCGAATATCACTCAAAGCCACGCGCCCAAGCTCAATCATGATGCGTTTCGCAGTGATGTCACAGGCTTTTAACATGGCGTCGTTGAGCTCACTAATGCGAGTTGCCACGTCGTTTTGCAAAGCGATCTCACGCCCCCTTTGAGCCGTAAGACCAACCGCGTAGGCAGCTTCTTGAAAGCTCCACGTTTTAAGGTAATGGCGGCAGAAAGCTTCATGCCGTTCATTGGACAGGCGTGGCATAAAGGCGCGTTCGCAACTTCTCGTTCCACTGCGAAATGATGTGCTGAATTGCTGCTACGGCACTCGTCCAATTCGTGCGGTTGAGATCATCGCTGAGACCTTCTTTTTGCAGTGCTGTGATGAGGTCTGCTGTGTACTTTTTGGCAGCATCAATCGTCGGCTCAATCGGTGCGCCTGTTCGCCACGCGACCGATTTCATCGCTCCTGACGGAAATTCAGCGACAAAGCCGCCTACGTTAGGTTCGTAAGTCGTTGATTCTGCAGGCCAAAGTTTCATAAAGGTGAAATGTAGGTGCTTATCGCAGTGTTTTGCAACATAAGAATTCACGTTTCTATAACAGATCTATCGTTGCAAAATTCTGCAAGAGGAGCACTATAGAGGTGTTGTATCAAGTGATACAGATTCTTCACAGGAGAAAACATCATGACAACCACTGCAAAACTTCTCCCGGCCTCAGGTCCACGTGTTGGGGTTGTATGCGGTCCAGGCAATACGCCCAAGGATGATGCAGGCACGGTGTTATGCCAAGCCTCTAACTCATGGGGCTCGTTTGCAGTTGCGCTGATGGACAGCGGCAAGATTGAACACTGCCGCGGGCTTACAGAAATCGGCATCGGTTGGTATTCGCTCTAAAAACAAAGTCGTTGTGCTGTTATCTGCACTTTCGGAGATTACTAACATGAAAACCCTCGAACAACGCGTGAAATTTGATCACCATCTTCCTATCGGTGAGTCTCTCGTTCAATTCACATTAGAAGGCAAAACGCATCTCGCCCTGGTGAACATCGGCCCACGAGGGAAAGTCATGTGCCTACCGATGCCCAAGCCTGAAGACATGTACACAAGCTGGTGGTCAATCCGAGGTGACATGTCACGCTCCATCGGCAGCATCATCGTATGGGCTTCCCAAAACGCTGACCTGATGGCGAAATTCAACGGTGAACCACTCGCTACCGTTGCTTTAGAACGGAAAAGTACAGTATCGGAAACGGTATGAAAACCAAAAATGTTCGCCGGGTCGTATGGGCAAACGAACACGAAGAAATAGTGCTAGTGCGCACAAATGAGCCTGAAGCTTTTCTTAAAGACGACAAACTGCTTCAAATTGCGCATCATGTTTTTAAAAACCTTGATGGCAAAATAGGTAATGGCCAAATTATCATCATCCCGCACGGAGATAAATTATGAAAACCTCAAACCACTTAGTAGGCAAAGTAGTCGAAGTCACAGACCAAAATACTCCTACCTTCGGGTGGGTCGGTAAATGCGTTCGCTTAGTCGACAAACTAGAACCAAAAGTTTACACAATACGTTTCTGGTCACACGACAATGTATACGGTTCAATACCTTTGAATACTACACAATTCAAATTAAAGGACACCCCATCATGCTAACTCGAACCCAATTCGAATTTTGGATCTTCATCGGTACTTCTCTGGTCGCCACCGGTGCTTGGTCAGAGGCTCTCAAAACGCTCTTGCAGGCTCTCCGATGAGGTCGCAGGACATTGACTACGCCTGCCCGCTCGAACACTGCTGGCGGGCCGCAAATTGGTCCATCGACGATTCGATGCTCGTCTTCTGTGTTGTGGTCGGCATCGTTGCTTTTTTCTTCATCTGACCACGCGATGCGGAATTTTGCATGCCGTTTCTTACATCTTGCAGAAAAAAGCGTAACACTGTAACGCATGTAACGCATGTAACACTCGTTTTCTCGGGAACTTTGCTGAGTAAGGTAACCAGATGTAACAGCCCTGTTTTTCTCTTTTTAACCTTAACATAAAGAAAGATGTGTTACAGCGTTACAAGCCTCATAAGTTGTTGATTTCATTAAGCGTTTTGTGTAACACATCCTGCGTTACGGATGTGTTACTGCGTTACGTTTTTGACCAAACACGCAAGACACACCCGTTTTTACGTACAAGTTTGTGCTCGTACCCAAAACCACGCAAAATTGTGCAAATTCGATTAGAAACGGCCCGGTTCATCTCTTTTCCGATCAAACCGACCGCTCCGGCGAGCACATCGCTAGTCGAAAACAGTGTTTCGCCGTTTAAAACAGCCCCCGGAATCAGCTCGTTTGGTGCCTCTAACCATGCGTTAACGCGCTCATCCCAAGCATCGTTCATGGCGTAGGCGCCGTGCTCTGCGTTGGCTAGCTTTTCAGCCTCACGCCACGCGACGCCGCCCGCATGGATACTCGGTAACTTACCCTCGAAAAGTATCTTGCCTTCGGCCCAGAGCTGGCAGCAATCGCGCGTGATGGCTTCCACATCCGCGGCTTCGACGTGGAGCGGGAGCCAACGCCTGTTGCCAGTATCATCAGCCAGTATCTCGGTGCGGTTTGTGGTGCCGATGAATATCAAACGCCGTTTGAAGGTCGAGGGAAACTCTTTGTATTTAGGCACCCACTTCTCGGTTTTACGCGCCACGAACTTCTTAATACCCTCAAGATCCCGTGTGTGGAGACCTGAGAGCTCTGCGATTTCCGCGATGAGCGCGCCGCGGAGCTTGCGCACCGTGTCATCCTCTTTTTCAGCGAGATCGATCTCGACAAAGAATTCCGGATCCGGCGACATCGCTTCGATTGCTGACGACTTCTTGATGCCTTGGGCCCCCTCGAAAATCGGCACCATGTCAGCCTTCACCCCCGGCTGCACCACGCGGCCGGCAAGCGCTGTCCAGGTGTAGAGCGAAACTGCACGCGTGTAGGGGGTGTCTTTGCAGCCAAGGTAGCTCTGCAAGAAACTCTCAACCCGTGGCACACCGTCCCAAACCAAGCTGCTGAGCCAAAGCTGCGCGCTGTCATATTTGTTTTGCGTCGCAACGAGCACCACGGCGTCGCGCACGAGATCCTTCGGTGCCGTTTTGAACCGCATGCGCTCGAGCGCGATACGCAGCTGCACGACGTCGGCATCCGTCATCGGGCGCCACTCATTGGTGTTAGGCCGAGCTACGGTGATCTCGTCACGGAATTCATCATGGCCGATCCGCAAGCCACAGAGATCTGGTCTGCCGACAGCCTTCACTGCGTTATCGACAGTGGCCAGGATCACACCAGATCGCTCGCGCACGAACGGCGGCAGCTCAGGAGGATCGCCCGCTTTTGGCGGCGCTGTGAGGTCGCTGAATGCGTTGGCGTCGATAGCAAGGCCATTGGAGCGTGCCTCCGCGACGGTGCGCAGCCAACGTGCTGTCGTGACCGCGCGGCCGGATTCTTTGCCGAAACCGAACCATTTGCTTTCGAGCAATTCACGGCCGGCGTACTTCAACCCACGTGCGCTGTACTCGTCCCACAGATCGAGGCCACGCCGATCGCCTTCGCATTCATGGTGCAGTGCCATGCCGGCGCCCATCCAAGAGCCCTCACTTATGCTCTTGGACATATAAGGGGCGTCAGGATCATGCCAATTCAATAGTTGGCGTAGGTCATCGTCGGTCAAGCCTTCCGGTTCGATGTCGCTGCGCACGTGGTCGTGCACTACGATGTCGTTTGAGCCGAAACGGGCGGCAAACAGCTCAGTGATGGCGCCGTTAACGTGGCTGAGCGTGTCCCAGCCGATAAGCTCAGCAGCCGGCGTCGGGCGCCCGGTCATCGTCAGGAAACCCTTGGAGCAGAAAACTTCGAAGCCCCACTGCTCTGCGCCAGCCCGCGACTTTTTGTCAGGCAGCACGCCCGTGAGAAACGCGTGGACACCTGCGCCCCTGGGTGAGTACTCGCTGTAGGTGTCCTCGGTAGCGGCCATCACCGCAGGATTGACGTTGCCCTCAGGATCTACGCAGGCATCGAAGTCGAGGCCCACGATGCCCCACTCAGGCGAGAGCGCCAGTCCTAAGCCTTGGTAACTGGGGTCGTCTCGCAGCGCGGCTTCGGCTTCATTGAACGTGGCCCAGTGTTGTCGATCCTCTGGTGAGCCCTGCACACCGCGGCGGCGCCGGCCGTTGGTGTAGTACGGCACCTTGCGAGGTTTGGGTTCGTCGGTGTGCTGTTCGAGCTTCCACAGTAACCATCCCTTGAGTGCCCGCAACTCAGCGGGGATCAAAGGCACTTCTCCAACGAGGAGTGCATAGCGGATAGGATTTTCAAGAGACGGCCCCAAGTCTTTCGTTGAGCGCCGCTCTTACGCTGACCGCGGCTTTAGCGGATCAGTAGGATAGCTCCTACGCCGCACTTGTATCAAGCGGTAAACCCGCGACTTAAACCACGGGCTGATCGACCCAGATGTAGAGCACTTCGCCAGTGCAAAGGTCGGGGGAACTGATCGAAAGCGTGCCGTAATCCACACCCTCAACGCTCAGCACCCCTGATGCGGGGATGCCGCGCTCACGCAAACGAGCCAGCAGCGCGATGCCGCGGTGCACCGGCTGGTTAGACAGTTTTGTTGGGTCTAGCGTGAGTGATATGACTGCAGGCTGCGTTAAAAGACGACCCGTGGCTGTGTCGCCAGCGCCGAGCATGTAAGGCGTGATCTCCTCCATCAGTGCACGCCCTTGGCAGCTTCTAGGTTCGTGATCGCAGGCACTGTCATCACGAACGCAAGTGTCAGCTGGCACCCGTCATCGCTCTGCGTCACACTCATGGTGTCAACCTTCACGCGTGTCGATTTCTCGAGACTGAGCTGCACGAAGTTGACGAATTCCTCGACCAACTGCATAAGCTCGTTTTTCGGTAAGACGACTTGCAATAAGTGCTCAGGCAGCATCAGGTGCTTTCTTTCGGGCACCTGTGGTGATGTGAAACGTAGCACCAGTTACCCCGTCGTATTCGTGAAGGCTCAACACTTCTATACGCCCGTGCGCCGCTGGTTGATCGCGGTTGAGATGCACTTCAAGGATTTGGCACAAAGCCGCTTTACACAACGTGATCTCATTTGTTTCAGGCAGCATCAAAGCACTTCTCCCTTGGTGCAGCGCCTCGCGTACTCGCAACGCCTGCAGGTTTCGTTAAGCCCCATGCGCGAGAGGGGCGGCGTGAGCTTCATCGTCTCGCTTGCCTTCTCGATCTTGATGGCGAGTCCCGAGCTGATGCCGCGCCGGCCTTCAGCAACGTGACGCATTGAGCCACGAGATTTCTCCACGAGCGTGGAGAAGCGTTCTTGTTGTTCTCGAGTGAGCTTTTCCCATAGGGTGAGCAGTTTTTTGTTGAGATAGGGGGTTTTGGAGTTGATCACTTTCATGCGGCTTACTTTAGCACTTGATACAACTCTGGTCTAGGTCTACACTCTTTTTTCGTCGATCATCTGGCGATTCGAGGCACGTAGAACACGAGTCTCTTTTTTCTGCAAAAAAATCACTTGACAGACTTTTGTATCACGTGATACCTTACAGCTCACAAACCCAGCAAGACAACCAGGAAAAAACAAATGAGCAGCGTCTCAGTCACGATCACATTCGGCTCAACCGAAGAGGCCATCACAGCCCTGGCAAAGCTTCGCCACCCTGATGGGCTACCTATCATATTGACGCCCAAAGACCCAAAGCTTGTCGAGTTAGCGGCCACGAAGGAAAAGCCCAAAGCTGCGGCTACCAAGCCTACTGCAGCACCAGCCGCTGCGCCCGAACCGAGCGCACCAGTTAATGCGGTTGATATCAGTGCTGTCAACGAAGCGATCGGCGCTGCACTTAAAGCAAACAAACGTGCTGAGGCAGTTTCTGCTTTGGCTGTTTATAAAGCTAAGACGGCGAAAGACTTGAAACCTGAAGATTACGCAGATTTCTTGAAAGAACTTGAGACGCAACTCAACCCACCGGCGGGTGATGACCTGACTTGAGAGATGCAGCCCTTACGGGCTGTTTGATGAGGGGGCAGTGCTATAGACACCGTGGGATGCCGGCTACTCCCAAACTGGTAGTAATGCCTGCCCTCTCTTCAAACAGTCAAGGAGCACACGATGACCACACTCATTGCTTATCACAACGACCCTGCAGTCAAAGCGAAGTACACAGCACGTTTTGCTGCGCATCGCGCTGCCGATGAAGTCATTCAAGGGCAGGGTTTCGAAAATGGCCGCGGATGTTTCGTGGGTTGCACCCTCGATGACTACAAGCACGCGCGTTTTCCGATCGAACTTGGGTGGCCTGAGTGGCTCGCCTTTCTTGCTGATCGGATCTTCGAAGGTTTACCGAAAAGTGAAGCACCCCAGTTCGGTACTGATTTGTTGGAAGCTGTTTCACCTGGCGTTGATCTCGAACCAGTTAAGAACCGATTTCTAGTCACGATTCAACGCCGCAATCTCACACGTTTGGAAGGTAATAACGAACCTTACGCTATCCAGTGCCGCACCACTATTCAAAGCGTTATTGACTGGCTTCTTTCAAGCGACGAGTCGGCAACGGAGTCGGCGCGGTCGGCGCGGTCGGCAACGTGGTCGGTAGCGTGGTTAGCAACGGAGTCGGCAACGCGGTCGGCAGCGCGGTCGGCGCGGTCGGCGTGGTTAGCAACGGAGTCGGCAGCGGAGTCGGCAACGTGGTCGGCAGCGGAGTCGGCGCGGTCGGCAGCGGAGTTGGCGCGGTCGGCAGCGGAGTCGACGTGGTCGGCAGCGGAGTCGGCGCGGTCGGCAGCGGAGTTGGCGCGGTCGGCAACGCGGTCGGCAGCGGAGTCGGCGCAGTCGGCAGCGGAGTCGGCGCAGTCGGCAGCGCAAAGAACTGAATCTCAACTACAACGCGATTCGTTGCTTTCAATTATTCGAGCACTTTGATGCCCATCAAAACTACTCACGTGCAAGATCGTTTAAGTGTCACGACCACGCTGACCGAAATGGTTCAAGCTTTCGAACAGCACCTTAAAGAAAAGTACCCTGATGTAGTGATTGACTTCATCCATGTGGTTAGCCATAGCACTTCAGTCATGACAATTGAATGCGGAGACAACGGTCTCGTTGAAACGTTCGCATGCCGGCATCGCGCAAAAGGTAACTGAGATGCCCGGCCTTCACGCTCGTCTCTCACCTTCTGGCAGCAAACGCTGGCTCAAATGCGCCGGCAGCATCGTGCTCGAAAGCGCGTTTCCGAACACCAGCAACACCTACAGCGATGACGGCACCGCGATGCACACGGTTGCAGCGATTTGTCTTGATCAGCTTTGTGAAGCTAGCTACTGGGTAGGCCAGGAAATCACCGTCAGCGATGCAGATGAGCCGCTGCGTGAGGTGCTTTTCACCGAAGAAATGGCCGTCATCATGCAGGGCTACATCGACGCAGTGCGAGCACTCGCCGACGGCCACGCGCTTTTCGTTGAGCAACGCGTGGAATTTACCGAGTTTGTATTCCCCGGCAATGAAGCTGAGGAGATGATTCTCGAGCTCGTGGCACTCGGCAAGACACGCGGAGAGGCAGAGACGATTGTTCGTCAATTCGGAACTGCTGACGCGATCATTCTGCGTGGCGACGGTGAGATGATGCTTATCGACCTCAAGACGGGTTATCGCTACGTCGACGTGATACGAAGCAGCCAGCTCATGCTCTACGCACTCGGCGCGTACCGGATGTTTGACCTCACGCACACCATCACAAGTATTCGACTGATGATCTATCAGCCGCAGCACGGTGGTATGCGCGAGTGGGTTACCACGGTCGAGGACTTGATGGAATTCGCCGCCGAGGCTCGCGAAGCTGCGCAGAAGGTCGAGAGAGCCACTGCAGTGTTTTCGGCGATCCTGCCTGCTGAAGAAAAAACAGAGTGGGCCGCAATCTATCTGCACCCCCACCCCAACAAAGAGGACTGCTGGAAATGCCGCGCGATGGCGACATGCCCAGCCTACACCGCGATGGTCGTGGATACGGTTGGTGCGGATTTTGAAGTGATCATCGAGAACCCGGCTGTGCTTGCGCACGTGAGCAGGGAGGACAGCGCAGCTCTCAGCGCGATGATGAAAGCAACGGGCGCGATCGAGGACTGGATCACCGCGGTGCGCGCTGAGGTTGAACGCCGGCTACTTGCCAACGTCGAGGTGCCGGACTTCGGGCTTGAGTTGGGTCGTGAAGGCAACCGCAAGTGGGATGACCCGACCAAGGCCGAGGATTACATGCGCAAGACGCTGCGCTTGCCAATGGAGGTCGTCTATGACATGAAACTCATCAGCCCGACGTCGGCCGAGGAGCTGGCGCCAAAACTTAACAAAGACGGCATCGAAATACCGCTAAAGCCTAGCGCGCCGGTACCGAAAATGAAGTTGCGGCAATGGGAAAAATTGAAGGTGCTGATCGCCCGCTCGCCGGCAGTCCCTTCAGTCAAACCGTTGTCGCAAATCAAAGTCCTCTACAAACCCACGGCGCCCGATGCTGATGCTTTCGAAGTCATTGACGAGAACGCCGACCTAACCTGAATGAAGGAAACGTATGGAAAACGCACCTGTTTACCAAAACATCCTGAAACCGACCTTCGCTGAGCTGAAAGCCAAAGAGAAGCACCTTTGCGGCGCTGTTGACGAGATGCGGCAAAACTGCGAGATGCTGCTGTCGATCGTTACGATGCACATCCGCGACTTGCGACACGCAGCCGGCAGCACCGACGCTGCAACGCTTGACCTTGCCCAGCCCGAGCGCTGGCTCGCCATCACGGCCACGCATTTCCAAGAGGGTTTGATGACCCTCAAGCGTTCGCTCACGCAACCCACGAGCTTTTAGATTTCTTCAAACCCCATACAGGAGACCCCATGGGAACAGTTGTGATGCTTACCGGTGTTCGAGGTGCTTTTTTAGAACTCGGTGAGCCGGATTATTATCAGAGTAAAAAGCAGAACGATAAAGACGAACGTAGGTGGGACGCCGTAGGACTTATCCCGTATAAGTCACCTTTACTTGCCGTTGTTAACAAAGCCATTGAAGAGGTAGCGCAAAACCGTTGGGAAAAGAAATGGGAAATGGTTTTAGAAAACCTCCGCGGAGATCCGAAAGCATTCTGTTTTCAAGACGGCAAGAAAAAAGATTATGACGGCTACCCCGGGCATTGGGCACTGACAGCCCACCGCAAAGAGAGTAAAGGGCGCCCACTCGTGATAGACAGTGACAAATCTCCTATTTACGATCCTTTAACCAATCAGGTATATAAAGGCAAAGCCGGGAGAGTCTATAGTGGGTGTTATATTAACCTACAGGTAGAATTATTTGCTTGGGATAATAAAACAAACGGAAGTAAAGGTATCGGAGCTACTTTACTCGTTATTCAGCGGGTACGTGACGGTGACGCGTTCAGCGGCGGCGTAACACCGAACACAGAAGCTTTCGATGAGATCACAGAAGGGGCCGACGCAGACGATTTGACTTAAGAGTTACGGGTGACCGCAAGCGCGGTAAGGTTCGTGTGTTATTCGAGAGGATAAGCCAAATAGCCGGGGGTTGCGCCCCGGTCACCCCCCAGTTAAGAGAGTTTTGTGATGGCGAATGCGCAGGCTGATGCGCTAAGTCGGGACGGGTACGCGAAAAAGCACAAGTAGCTGAGACGCGATGAAAGCTGGCGGTCAATCCCGTGGGAAGCCAGTCAATGCCGGAAATCAGTACCGGCCGCCATCACAAAGCTTTTCAAAAGGTTGAAACGACATGACCAAGATCAAACAAACCACGCGGCAGCGCGCTAATACGATTGAGGCGCTCGAGGTTATGTGGCCTTCGGTGCCACCTGAGAATGTCTGTGAGGGTTTGAAATGGTGGAGAAAAGGAAAACCCACAAGGAGACCGCCGACTTGCGAGACTGTCGCTTGTTTTGGCGGATGGTGCGCCTGGTGGCCGGCATTTAAAGCACAAGGGGTCCAGGCGAACGAGTTTGGCGCACCTTGTATTACTAACGCCAGAGATGTCTGCTATCAAGCTAGCGCTGTCTTTATAAAGTTATTTGGTGATTATGACATATGCGCGCCCGTTGGAAATTTTGAGTGTGAAATGGATTTCAAAGGCACCGACCACGAACTGGTAACCCATCGCCTCAAACGGCTGCTTGAGAACAGTGAGGTAGTGGAATGAACCGGTTTAAAGAATTGGCAGACTTTTGCGATGGCTACCGCAACAACCCTGAAGTCAGGGAAATCGAATCAATCCTCCGCGCTCTAGCTGCGGCAGATGAGGCGCTGCCGAGATGCCACTGTTTTTTTGATCCTGGAATCATGGCCGAAGCAGACGATGGTGACTACGTCAAACGCGACGACGCATTGAAAGCTGTTGCGCTGGCGAGTAAGCGTGAGGTGGAATGATGGATGTCAACACTGTAGAGTACTCAGACGTATATGATCCATACGGCCGAAACCGAATATCTTTATTAGAAGATCAGATCAATGTGTTGTCTGATCATATCGCCGATCTGCAGAGAGAACTAGATTCAGCTATTCGCAGGATAGAAACTCTTGAAATTCAAAGTGATTAAGCGTGAGGGGGAATGCTGGACGAACAACAGCTTTCACATTTATATCGGCAATACTGCATGTATGCAGTAAATCCAGCGAGTTATGAAACTTGGCTAAAAGCTTATTGCAAAGACCACAACTTATATACGCAAGAAGAGATAGACGACGCCAAAGTTCGTGCCAAAGCTTTGCATGCATCTATCAGGGTTGAATAATCATGACAACCAAAGCACCCGCTACACACCCTAACGAAAAAGCGCGGCTTGCTTTTGAACGGGGCGTCGGCCTCAAACGTGAAGGCATGCATCTGCTTGGATTGGTAGTGGCGGAATGGATGTCCGATCCTCAATCTGTCCAGTGCTTTGATTCGCGGATTGTTGAGCGAGCAATCAAAGTCATCGCTGAATATGAGTGCCTACCCGAGATCGCAAAATGACAACCAAAGCACAAGACGCGCTGCGCCGGCTCATTGATCAACAAGCTGAGTGCGAAGCCCTTTGGTTCGCGGCCAAACACGCATCTGAAGCGTATTTGCAGCAAGCTTTGCGCGATCTGCACTCGGTTGCTGAGCATGCCCTAGCCACCGAGCAAGCAGAGCTGACGCGCGAAGGTAACGTCAGCTTGCACGATAACAACGCGGATGTTATCGAACATCTGCGAGAGGCGTTGTTAGACGCTGTAGCAAATCTGACGGGAGCGGCGGACGCGTACAGAATCTATTGCAAGCGTCATATTTCACAGGGTAAAGCTGAAACAGACGCTTTCTTTTCGACTAGATGCGCTCAGTTTGACGCAGCCGTAGAGCGTGGTCACAAAGCTCTCGTATCCGACCGCGCAATCATCGCCGCATCGAAAGCTAAATCATGACTAAAGATATTGAGCAGGTGCGCAGAGAGTTTGAAGAATATTGGGAACTCAAGAAGCATCCAATGTCAGAAGGTTTTGGTGATGATGAATGGGAGCCTGTTTGGCGCGGCTGGCTAGCACACGAAGATTTCACTATGTCAAATAAGGATATGTTTTATATGAGCGTAGCTGGCGCGCGAATAGTATTCAAAATACTTGGAGACGCTCTCGCATCACGCCCAGTTGGTGACGATCTGGCGCCAACTGGTGAGGGTTTGTCACCGGTTGAATGCCCGAACAAAGCATTTGGTCGTGTGTGCGGCGGGATGCTCGCGAGGCAAACACGTCCGCCACAAGAATCACAGCCTGCGCAAGACGCCCAATCAACCCACATCGCACTGAGGCTCGCGCAAGCAGCACTCGGCGAAATGGCCTCATGCGCCGAGCCTGACTGCAGGGTTGTGCAAACTGAGTACCAACAGGAGGCGTTAAAGGCAATCAACGCGGCACTTGAACCAACTGTACGCCCTGATCGTACGGTTGAGGCGCAAGGCAGCGGGTATTGGGTTCACGGGCCGTTGACTGTACGCCCTGCGGTTGAGGCGCAAGACAGCGAGCGGCTGCGGGAGGCGTTGACCACGTTGTTGAGTCTAATTGAGTCGGCTGGACTTAAAAATCTGACCAACGGAGTGCAACTAGGAGCAACTTCTTGGCACGTCAAGATGGACAGCGCAATTAAATATGCTGCAGACGCCCTCACCGGGGCCAGCCCTGGCAAATGAACAACCAGACGTAAACGAGCAGCATGAGCGTTACCTGCTTGAACTTATCTCAAATATAGAAAAAGAGTATCGCGCCCGTGTGGAACCGCTAATAAATAGGTTGGCTGCTATTCGAGCATCAAGACCAATGCCGCCTATTTACGTTGAGATAGATAAATTAGACGACGAAATGCGTAAGCAACTTGGGATTGAGTGCCATGGCAAATGAACAAACGCTACTTCGGTCGCGCTCGCTCAATGAGCTTACGAAGCCAAGCCATTCCATGCGCATCGATCTTCGCCCACTGCGAGGCGGTCAGGCGGATCGATCGCAAAAGAAGCTTCTCTTCGTCGGGCGTCGGCGGCCTGCCGCGTGATCGTTTTGGCGTTTCCATGCAATCGATTGTACGTCATTTGATGTGGTACACAAAAGAGCTTGCGCAGTCTGTTTGTTGTGCTACAGTAAATACGTCGACCAACCCGGGGCACAGCATGTACACAC